GTGTACTTCGTTCAGTTGCACCTGGTGAATTGTTTAACCGTTTTCGCATTTATCGTGAAACGCTTTCGCGTTTTTCGTGCGCCGCTTCAGTCTCTTTGATGCTTGCCTGCCCAGATTCTAACGGAAGTAGTGGCTGGAAGGTATGCAGCCAGATCAAAAAGCAGGCTGCTAGCCGAAGCTTGGATAATTTGGAAGTACTGCATCAGGAAAAATTTTGTATACTTTTAGCATATGGATATTATAATGATATTCAACAAAAAGTCAAGGCCATCTTATGTTTTGCACTTTGCGCTTCCGCACGCTGTTGGTCTATTTTCTTCAGTACCATCCCAAGTTATTTCCAAAATTTGTTGTTCCAAAGAATTAGAAATAGATCGAGATATTTTGTATATTTATTTTTAATTTGATTTGTTTCCTTCGTCTGAAAGAAGACCCAATGCAGCATTTGCTTTTGTTTGTGTTCTGGTGCAACTTTTAATATACGTTCTTTGCAATTTCTTTGACAGTCATCAATTGTCTTAAAAACACAATCATGAAATATTCTTTCATCGATTAAAATATAAGTGTTTGTCAATTCATCAAAAATTTGTTCTGTTGCGTATTTCATGTTATACAATCCTGTATTCTGACATTATTCCGGCAGGAATATTAGTTGGAACATAATCAATGAATCCAAGAGTTATTCCCGTGGAAGGCAAGCTTGTTGGGAGAGTAAATCCAGTTAGATCTGCGAATGGACTTATATTTTGATAACCAGAAGTAGCAGCACCAGAACCAAAACTGGAAGATTATATACGCTACTTAAGAAGAATATATTGTGCGGGGTGCTACTGAACACAGTAGCAATAAAGAGGGAGCCAGCGGGAATTGTAACTAAACCAGATGCATTGGTAGCCGATGTTTGTCCGGAGAAATCCACTAGCAGCTGCTATAGATGTAGAACTGTATAGTAAGGGATTGGGCATTCCGGTAATAGAATTTGCACTGTATACTCCAATAAAACAATTGCCTGTAATTCCTGTACTATTGGCGCTAAATCTTATAGTGTGTATAGAAATTTGTCTTGGAGCATTATGCAATGTAAAATAAACTCTATTAGACGCTACAACTCCAGAAGGATTTGCCAGAGTGGGAATGTATATTGATAAGGGTTGATAATAAGGAATCCTGGAACTAAAAAGATGCAAAACATTTCCCACTTGGAAATGTTAATACTGTAACGGAGGCACTAGTTAATCCTGCTGGAACAATTGGTGTTCCTAGAGCACCGGTAGCCCCATTTACGGATGTAACGATATTACTAAATGTCTGTCCATTTAAGTTTACTATACCGGTAAATGTAGCACCAGCAGCACCTATACCACCAGCAAAACTGGCCAATCAGTATGCGATGATGTACTTGTCGCTGGCTACGTTACCAGAGAATGTAGTGCCACCTCCAGTACCACCCACTAAAACCAAAACCATACCAAATACCATTTGAATCACAACCAGCGATAATTCTAGCAGAATCTATACTTCCTGTTGTGCTTTGTTTAGTAATACGCATAGGTTGGCCCTGTATGAGTATCACCAAGTGCAATAGATAATGGAGAGATAGCTGATTGATATCCTTGATTAACATAAAATTCTGTACGGCCATTAAACAACAATCTTTCACCATTTGGATCAACATTTAGAAACCAGAATCCATTTCCTATAACAGTAACTCCACCAATTTGAAAAATTTGAGATCCAGTTAAAAGAAGACCACCAGAAGGATAGGGGCTGGAACATATTGTATGTATCCTGATGCTGATGTTGGAAATCCCAAAGTGAAATCCTGTAGTTCCTGATAAAGAACCATTAATGTTACATTGCCAGAAGCACTAATTCCCCTGCAGTGAATCTTGTGAGTGCGCTAAAGTTCCTCCTGCTGAACTAATTCCTGCGTTAAAGTTTGTCAGAGCATTAAAGGTCTTTGTTCCACCAAATGTTTGAGTGCCTGAAAGACCTGCAAGAGTTGTTGTTATGTTTGGTAAAGTAACAACTTGACCTTGAGGATTAAAATCTTAAAGTGGATTGGTTTAATCCATTTGTCCAGATAATATCATTTGATGCTGGATCAATTGTAACTCCTGCACTGTTTAATGTGTCATAAATTCCAAAAACTGCTCCAGAGCGCGTTGATTGTTTGTGAAGCACTAAAATTATTATCAACATTGGTTCGAGCAATATTTGTAATAGTGCCAGTCGAACCATTAATACTCAACACACCAGTATTTGAAACAGTCAGAGTATTTCCAGAGACAGATAAACCAATACCAGAGCCATTAGTCAGACCAACAGCACCAGTCAGCCCACGAATACTGAAACACCAGTAACTGCACCAGTAAGTCCATTAAAACTTGATACTACTGGAAGAGATGTAAAGCTTCTGTTGACCCAGTTCAAGTTGCCGAATCATAAACAAGTGCCTGATTATTGCTTACTTGTAATCGTTACATCATACAAATCATCCAAATATGCCGCAGCAACACCGCCACCACCTACGTTTGTACTATTTCGGAATAAACCGGCTTGGACAAATGAATAATCACAAGTTGCACTAAGAGTACTAATTCCACTTTTAATAATCAAATAACCACAAAATATTGCATTTTGCGCCGTGTCCTCTGATTCCAGAAAATTGTTCAAATGGTATTGCAGTTTTTAACTGTATCTATGCTATTATAATGTGCTCTTCATAATATACCAACATCACAGTTGGTTCTCCAGGGAAATAATATAAACGTTGAATGCTATATTGCCCACCTGGAACAGATGCCAGCGTTCCAGTTCCATTGTCGTACTTCGTGGCATCAACACTAGTATTAATTACAGTAATAAATGTACCAGCAGTTGCACCTCTGTATTGGCGATAAATTGTAGAAACTGGATTGGAATTTATCAAATACAATGTTTGGATTATTTGGATCCGTAACATAATTTCTGCCCATCGAATAAGCACTGCCCGAAGAACGCACAAGTTGTAAGAAGTTGCATCATACCCAGAAATTTCATGACCTGAAAGTTTTAATGGACCAAATGCCCTAATGAATGGGTCAAATTGAGACGGTTGGCCATAGGAAATATGTGGGTATGATTTGGCAAAATGAAATATAAATTTTGATGGGTGAATCAGGGCACCCGAGGAATCGAAGTTCATACTGGGCATCTGTAAATTCCGTAACAGATTGCGCAAATTACCACTGCTATTCATCGCAACATGTCACGTCATGGCCAGTTAATCCGGATAGAGTAACTCCAGTTTTTGCGCTCCATGTAACATTTGTGACTGTTGGAGACGGATATCCCGTAGTACTTCCATTAAGTGCTACAATTATTCCAACACCGTAAGATCAAGGTTGCCGTGTTTCCAGCATTGATAGAAAGCAATCCACCGTATAACAATCCAGTTTGAAGATTTTCTACAAATCGATCACCAGAAACACCACAGATTTGTGCGTTTATGGAATCATCTGCAAAAATAATTTTTATCCCATGCAACACCATTGTATTATTCCCACTGGTGTTCCCCATAGGAGTAAGTTTGGCCTGCTGATGGATTTGTTGGAAAATTCCATGGCATGACTATCTATTTATTTTTATTATTCTGAAAGTATCCGTATGAAAGACACGCTTTACCTTCTTAGAACCAATGCGATGCCTGTAACGGTTCCGAACAACCGAACAACCAAGTCTATAAACATTCCGGGCGGCACAACAAGCGGAGAAGAAAATTTCATTTGAGATCCTTCTACATAACTTCCAACCGCCGCAGTGGCAGAAAACAGCTTGACCACCAATTGTTATGGATTTGTTTGATATGGCTGTGGCTGAATCCGCAGTATTTGTAAGCTGCTGCCAGCTCCACCAATCCATCACTACGAAAGATAGGACTGATTGGATTGGTTAACGCTGCAACTGAGGGACTGGTATCACCTATACGAACGCTCGTAATATACAGAGTTTTACCCGGTCTTGCTGGCTATACCAGATGGATTTTTGAAAAGCAAACACAGGATAATCCGCGTCAGACGCCAGCAGATGAAATAGCAGGACATGTCCACAAACCTCCTAAGATTGCTGAGTGCCGGGCTGAACCTGTGGCTGTCCGGGTGCCGGCCGCACGCGCCGGTTGCCGCTCGCGGGGTGTCCTGTCGTGGAGAAGCAGTGCGAGTAACTGTTGGACCTGAGATGTATTTCCAGTTTGTAGTTGATATGCGCCACCACCCGACTCCAACCATCGAATCTGCCCACGACTTGTTTGTATTTGCAGTCACCATAACCAACATTGACGCAACCAATGTTTATTGTTCGTTGCTTGAGAAGCAGTGAGCAATGTTTACCACGCGAAATCCAACAGGAATTTGTGAAGAACCAGAAAATCGTGCTTGAGCGGATGGTGCAAAGAATACTTCCTGTACAAAGCGCGATCATTTTATCCAAAATTGCACGATGCTATTGTCTATCGTGACAAGATAACGATTTATTTCTGTTGGATCATACAAACCAATCCTCCATCTCTGGACGGAACAGAAATTGTATTTAAAGTTATTTCTGCAATATCGATTGCGTTGTTGGTGACAATCCCTTTCAATTGACCACCGGATAGGCGTCTAAAATACACTCCATCAAGTGGCTGTTGTGTTGCCAGTGCTGTTAAAAATAAAAAACCCCATTCGCTAATTGCATTTACTGCAAGATGACCACCTTCGGCAATCCACATGTCAGCATACATCGGATACGTCCCAAACGTTGGAAAAAGTCTCCACGAACGAACATAAGCTGCCGCACCCTGGATGAGCTTACACCACCAGAATTTAAAATCAAAAATCCGTTAGCTTGGCTTGTTGATGTTACTGTGGTTGCATTAGAAAAATCAATGTATTGACGGCTGTACCTTCAAATGTTGCATTAAAAATACTTTGATCAAAACCAACGCGAGTGCGGTAATCATCAGATGCTGTTATTGCTCTAGTTAAACGAGAACCAGTAGCATCACCTGAATCTGATTCTGCGCTAGCTTGAATAAATCCAGCATTGGTTTCTGTCTGAGGTGTGACAATTTTTGTTTGGTGTAAAGCGTCTATGTCAACCAAGTCATTTGAACTGTTTCCACCAATAATTTTTACGCCCATTTATATTTTCCTCTTTAAATTATGTCAATTGCACCAAAAGAAAAATCAACTTGAGTTTTTGCATACGCATACGCATCAGCAATCGTGAATCCTGAAGGAAACGCGGTTGACATCTCTGTGAGATTGTGTATATGGAATCGCCGCATGACCTGATTCCTGTCTACGCAGATTCGTCAAAATATCCGTCAATGCGTATCGTGCAAGAACCGTTCAAATTAAATGTTGCAGATCCAATCTTCCAATACAGAGCAGGAACTCCGTGTGGGGTTTGAAGTATTTGTGCGAGTGCCATTATTCAAAATATCCGTTTACTGCAAGGCTGCTTGTTACTACTAGCGTATTGCTTGTAACTGTACCGAATGGACGCACTACAAAATGAAAATAATGTCCAGCAGGAACCATCAATGGAGCATCAAATGTTACCTCAAATCCTGCTTTATAGTTTCCAACTGCTTCTGTTGCAGTAAAACCATGTCCACCAACCGTAATCGATTTACCCGATACTGTGGTTGCAGCATCTGCTGTACTGGTAGTAGCTGCACTGTTACCAACCATTACGATATATGAAAGGAATATTGCGTTGGTAGAAGCAGCATGGCCACATAAGCTTCAACACGAATTCCGGTGATATAGAGTGTCTTGCCCGGAAGAGTTGCGGTTCCTGTTGGGTTTTGGAATGCAAAGACTGGATAATCCGCATCAGACGCAAGTGTTGACATTGCAGGGCTTGTCCACAATCCTCCAAGGTTGTTTAGTGCTGGAGCTGATGTAGCTGTCCACGTTCCTGCAATACGGGCAGTACCGCTTGCAGGGTGTCCTGCTGCGCCAGATGCGCGAGTAACGGTTGGACCTGGTGTGTTGCCTTGTGCAAATTGATACGCACCATTTCCCAAACCACACATTACATGGGACCAAAGTTTGTTTGTATTTTGGTCACCAATTCCCACGTTTACATAACCCACGGAAAGTTGGCGAGCTGCCGATGCAGCACCAGTGTTTAGCACGCGGAATCCAACGGGTGTGGCAGATGACGAAGAAAATTGTGCTTGTGCGGCGGGAGACAAAATTTCAGCAACTAAAACATCATTAATCCAAAACCGAACAACATCGTTGTGAAATGCAATTAAATAATGATTTGCTTCTGTTGCATCAAATGTTCCAGTACCATCTCTTGAGGAACGTTTGTTGTGTTTATGTTTGCTTCCGCAACATCAACGGAGTTATTTGTGGATAATTGCCTTTAACTGTCCACCTGAAATACGTCTAAAGAAAATTCCATCGATTGGCTGTTGTGTTGCCTGTGCCGTCAAGAACAAAAAGTCCCCATTCGTGGATCACGTTTGTGGCCGTGGGATTTGTTTCACGGACCCACAAGTCCACGTATGTTGGATATGTTCCAAAAGTTGAAAAATGTCTGTGTGTACGCAGATATGCAGCGTGTCCTGATGCAGTTGAGGTACCGCTGTTTAAAGCCAAGAACCGTTGGATTGTGCTGCCGTCATTGTTGTGAGCAACTGGTTCCACGAAGTCGTGAGAGGATTGTGGTGCCTTCAAATGTAGCATTGAATAAGGTTTGATCCAATCCAACACGAAGACGATAGTCGTCTGAACATTCTAAGGCAATTACAGTTCGTGTACCAGTTACAACACCAGCATCCACTTCAGTGCTTAACTGAACGAACCCTGCATTGATTTCTGTTTGTGGTGTAACTACCTTTGAAGTTCGTAAGTATCACTAACGTTTGCCAAACCTGCTGAATTATTTCCACCCCTTTATGTTAACGCCCATTTTTTATGACTCCTTATTGTCCTAAAATTTCTATCGCATATTTTCCGTATGTTCCTTCGGGGGCATGTCTCGTATTATATCAAAGCCTGTTCCGGGAACTATATTATTTATCTCATATTGAACACCTTCCAGTATGGCATCTTCTGGAGTATGGTCACCGGATGTAAGACCCATTACTTTGCATGAAATAAAAAAGAATTTGCAGTGTAACCCAAGATTGTCCAGTAATGGTTTTAGTAACATAGGTCTCGGGCTTCACTTATGATCTGATTAAATGTCACTCCTCGACCTCCAAAACCATTCGTCCAACTATCTGTAATTGACTGCACCAATAGTTTGATAAGTAATTTCTGTGTAATAGAATCCACCCTGTTGATTTACAATATCATCCGCAAAAAATCCAACCTTCAAATATAGGTTTAACTATAAAATCGGATAGACCACCCATTAGTATCATCAAAATAAACTTGATAAGATTCAATATTAATTGCAGAATATGTATTGGTTGTCGATTCAGCAAAATAAAATTGTTATAGTTACATCATTTTGTCCAAAAAGTTGTGGCGAAGCTGAAAATCCGCTCCAACGCCATACACTGTAAATTTAATTTGGTCTATGTATTCCGAAAAATATATACTTGATGTAAGACCATAGGTTGGTGCGCTGGGCACCAGTAGCACCAGTGTTTCCCTGAATTCCTTGGGGGCCCGTTGCTCCCAAGCTGCACCAAAGTATTTCCAGCAACTCCGCAGGCAGCAGTTCCTTGTGTTGTTCCATCTGGAAATTCAATATAACCAGGACCAGAATTTTGAGTTAATTCTTAAAATTGAAGGAACTTCAAGAGAATTTGTGCTTGAATCATATTTGAGATCTGTAGCAAATTCAAGATCATTTCCTGCGCTATTTGCAAATTGCAAAGAACCTTGAGTTCCCTTTACTGATATTCCACCACCCCCACCAGTAATGGTTTATGGTAACATCTTTACTAGTTCTGTTTACCGATACTCCATTACCGGTAAAATTTATATCATTTACAGATTTTAAAACATAATTTCCATTTTCTTTAATGCCGACTGCTCCGCCACCAGCACTCATTAAGCTGCTGACAATTTGTTTATGGCATTTTGGATATCATCAGTGTTTCTTAACTGATCAATTACTTTTGTAAACTTTTCAGAATCAAAACTTAAAGTTCCTTTTATTTAAAATTAAAGGATAATTTTGCACTTATTATTGAGGATTCACCGTCTTTTCCTGGTTTTCCGGGTTGTCCTCGGTTCTCCTTTGGACCAATTGGTCCTTGGGGCCCATTTCTCTTTGAAGCCCATAATCCCACGTGCACCATCTTTTCCATCTTTTCCATCGAGACCTTTTTCACCCTGTGGTCCTTGTGGCCCAACTGGTCCAATATCTCCTTTGTCTCCCTTTTCTCCCTGAAGACCGTGGAATCCTCCAGAACCTTTTTTCTCCTCTCTTTCTCCCTTTTTCACTCTTGTTCTTCCTGTGGACCTTGGGGCCCCCTGTTCCCCCCCCTATCCCCCTTTGGTCCTTTTTTGCACCAGCTGGTCCTATTAATCCACGTGGACCAACATCACCCCTATCACCTTTATCTCCCTTTGATTCCTTTTATTTTTATGCTTTGTTCTTCGTTTTCTTCATTTATGACAACTTTTTGTACATAATTTTCTGTTTTTTTCTTATCAGAAAACAGATCTTCAAATAAATTTTTAATTTGTTTGGAATTTCCGTAAATTTTTATTACTTTATTGGTATATTTTTGAATATAGTATTGTTCAGTAATACCTATTCCCAATTGTAATTTTTCATCATATTGGCATGGACCAATTTCTTTTAAAATTTCATTTTGATGAAACGGTCCTACCGATTGCTTTATTTTAACTAGTTTTCCATCTAAATTTTCAAATGTCATAGCAGGAACAAAAAATTCTTTATAGTTGATGCGTTACCTTCAATTAAATATTCTTCGCCATCAGGGTTTTTCAAATATAATTTAGTTAAACCTAAACCAATTTTAATTTTTTTGGGATTTAGTGCATTTTCAACAATGTAATAATCACAACCCATCAGCAATTCTGGGTGCTGTTTGACTAATTTCAAAGATGTTTTGTTCTTTCCGAAGAACATTATTTTTTTATCAAATATTTTGTATGTAATTTACTTGTGGTAATATTTGAATATTGCCTCTTAATAAAGTAGTTATGCTATTTGTCGTGGTATTATTTGCTTTAAAATCATATTTGCACATTCTATCGGTTGACATTTCATTTGAAAAACTCCAACCAATACAAAAATTGCAGGTGCCACCAGTTGTTCCACTTCCAACGCCTATACTCACCTGCAAGTCCGTCCGGAGATGTTAAAGTCAATCCGGACAAAACCTGCTTCATGTAAGAGGCAACCACCGAAGCTGGATAGTATCCGTTTTCATTGTAAATTCTTTAGAACATAATTTGAATTAAAATTAAAAGTAGTTCCCGTTGTTTCGTCAATAAAAAATTTAGACCACCTTATGGTGTCTCCTTGAACTGCAATGATGTCATAATTTTCTGGATACATTTTTAAAAAAACAATGACCTATATGTAGGTCATTATTAAGTATTTATGATTTTTTTAAAGGGTTACTGCAACTTTATTTGGATCAAAATTTAATGTTGTTTTGTTTGCAGTATTTTTCACATTTTCCAAAACTTTTTTCTGTTGATCTTCTATTTGTCGTTGATAATCCTGTACAATTTTTAAATAAAGATTTCTGTTGTTTGCTACACGTTCTCTATGTTCTTGTGGCAAATGTGGTTCTGAAAGAAGTTTTTCACATGCTGCCAAACCCATATGATGCTTTCCTACATGCGCTGCTGTGGTTGCACTTTCATCAAGAATGCCCCACAAATAATTTGCAGTATCTACAAAGAGGATGTGGTCTGTTGGCATCGGTATTGTCAATCCCATATGAGCCATTATAAATGCATTTTTATTTCTTCCATGCTTCCTATAAATGCAAGACATGTGATATAACGGTTCCACTCTTGTTGGAAGAGTTTCATATGCATTCATAAATGCATCAATAACCTGTTCAACCGGCTTTCCAATAATTTCTCTGCACATCCCAACACGCATCCAAGAATAAAAAACTTCTTCAATCCAGTTGCCCATTTTTGTACGTTTTTCATATTCTTTTTCTGCAACGTCAAACATATGAGCATCGAATGCTGACTGTGCCAGATAAAATTGTTTTCTTGGCTGGTCTGGATTTTCATCAATGTATTTCTTCAAGATATGATAATCTCTTCTATACTTTTCTCTATCATCTCCGTTTGTTTCTCTGGAACGACATCCTTCTGTTCTGACCTCCCAAGCATAATCACCTTCAAGACGTTGAATATTCATTGGCTGTTCACAACAGGCATATTCGTGCAATGGTTCTTCGTACCACCATTTCTTTTTCCTAGATTAAAAAGTTGTGCGCGATACCATTCAAAAGGTCCACGTTTAATTTTAACAACATAGCCAGTCGATATTGTCATCAAATTTATCAACTGGAAGAGTTCCTGTAATGAAGTCGTCTGCATCGATCATCAATGCCCATTTTGTTTTGCCCAAACAAAGTTCAAGAGCTTTTGATCTATTTGTTCCGAAATCAGACCATTCGTGGTCGTGAATTTCCCCAGGAATTCCCTTTTTATCAAAAAAGTTTTTGATTATTTCCTTTGTATTGTCAGTAGATCCAGTATCACAGATACTATAATAATCAATAAAAGGCGAAACTGATTCAAGGCATCTTTCAATATTTGGTGCCTCGTTTTTCACAATCATACTTAAAGTTAATTTGTGCATTGTCATCCTTATGAATTAAAAAATTTACGCAGAGAACCGGGATTGAATTTTGGTATTAATTCCCAATCATCTTTTTCTATTATAACGAATAATTTTCATAGCATTGATAGGTATTTGATTTTTAATTTTTCTTTATCAATTACTTCTAGCAATTCCCAATCTTCAAGCAATTTTACAATTGCATTTCTTCTTTTAATATCTTCTTCACGAAACATTTGAGGGTAATCCATCTAGTGCAAATAGTTCTTTGAAGTGTGCAATAATATACACTCCATTTTTATGGATTAAGTGACAAGATTGGTATAATACTTTTTTCCCTTTGGGCGATACACCAATTCTGGAAAGAGTTTCACGGACAACCATGAAGTCTTCTTCATCCATTAATTTTACATGTACGCCAACTTTATTAAAAATCTTATCCGAAGCTTCTGACATAACTCACCTTTATATTAAGTTTTTAACCCAACCTTTTTCCAAAGACTTTTTTAATTTTTCAATGTCTTGTGGGCTAATAATATTTAGCACTTCCCTTGCCTTCGGTTCGCTATATCCAAAAACCTCTTTAATCACTGCAATATCATTGTCTTCTTCTTTTTCAAGCCAAGGTGAATATCTCTTCTTTTTGCGAACACCCAGTCTGTAAAAATCAAATTGAGCTTTAGCATCAATCCAAGGATTGCAATTCATTTCATTGGCATAAAAAATTGTATCATTAAAATAAGACATGCATTTGTTAACAACAAATGCAGGATACTTACTTGAACCAATTTCTTCTGAATCCAGAAGTGGTTTTTTGTCGTGATTGATGCTATTCAAAAAGTCCTTTAAAACCATTAGTTGAACTCACAATCCATCATTAGCTGCACTACAAGAGCCATGGTATTGATTTCTTGATCGGCTGCAAACGCAGCTTTGTATTGATACTCTGCGATATACAGAATCGCCTGTGGGACTGAGTTTGGCTTGGGAGCCGTATACAGTTCGTTATAGAGCTTTTTAAAGAATTCAGTGGTGTTCAGATCCAGATTTTGAGACTACCCATTTACGGCAAGAAGCAAAGTCCTTTGCCTTCATGTATCCGATGAGTTCTTTGTAGGATTCGCAGCTACTCTGTGCCAATACTCCGACATCAATCTTTCCAGAAGAAGAATGCTTTTGCAGTTCATTGATAATTCTGCGAAGATCCGGGAAATGCCTCTTGATGAGATTTGCAATAACCGACTGCTCATACGGAATTTTTTCATTTGTAAGTATGTATTCAATCGAGAAAGCATGGACTTTGCAATCTGAGATTTTTCTGCTGATGGAACAGTAAAATCAATTCCAGTGCATCTGGAATGCAATGGATCAATTACTCTGTTCTTGTAATTGCAAGTGAGGAATGAATCTGCAATTTTTATGAAACTCTTCGATTGCTCCACGCAAAGCTGGCTGTATCGACTGTGGATTGGCGTAATCAAACTCGTCAAGAATAATAATCTTCATGTTTCCATTCAAGGAAACTGTAGATGCATATTGACGAATCTTTGTACGTAGAGTATCTATACCGTTTTCTTCGGAGCAATTGATTAAAATATATTCTGAATCAAGATCCTTGGCAATGGCACGGGCAACCGTAGTTTTGCCCGTGCCAGCTTTGCCATAGAATAACATGTTTGGTATAACACCTTCCTTGATCATACCATTGAATACGGTGGTAAGATCAATTGGAAGAATGCAATTAGACAAAGATTTGGGTCGATATTTTTCAACCCACAACACACTATTAATATCAGACACTTTAGGCTCTATTGATTGCGATGTAATAAACCAGGTTTTGAGACTTATGAGTAAATTTTGAAATAATTGACTTTGTCAGTTCTACAGTATAAGAACCGGGCATAAATTTGATTTCCGATACATTGATTGTACCTTGATAATCTAGGACCAGATTAGTAGTTTTCATCAATTGCCACAGAAAAACTATTGGAAGTGAGTGTTTGCAGAATCATCTACAACAATCTTCATTACCGCCATCTTCTCCGATAATTTTAACATCACTCACCTGTAGAATGCGTGATGCCTTAAGAATCTCATTCAAATCATTTTCATCAAGATCCAAAAGAAACGATTGAATCAGACATCTTCAATTCTCTGTTGTTGGGAACTGTTAGAAGAAGAGATGCTTCTGAATAATAGTAACGAACAGAAGAGCGTCCATTTGAAATATCAACGTATTGCTCGTTGAACTCCAGATCCAGGGTTTGAAAACATGCTGATGATACCAAGGAACTTATTAGGATCCCAGATACCAACTTCTGTATCAAACTCTTCTTGAATTGTTGCCTCTGCGTAGATATTTCTACCAACAGACATTGTGCGAATTGTACTTCCTGGTTTAATCAGGATGTTTGAGTTGATTTCAGCAAAATTTTTAAGTAGAGAAAATGTTTCTTTGGTCAAACGCATTTTAGTCACAGTTGTCATAATTATCTTTCTTTCTATAGATCATATCATTGAGCTGTTGTTTTTGCTCATGACGGTTTCCACGCTTGCTACGGTTTTCTTGTTTTCTTCCAAAATTAGACGGCTTTTTCTTTCTGCGGTTAGTAAACTTTTCAAAACTGTCTTCATTCATGACTCTATTATATCTCCTAAATTATTCAAATCAAGTTTCAATCCACTGATAACCATTTGGATCTTTAAAATAAATATATTGAATACCCGAATCACTGATTTAAATTTGATTTTCAATTGGATTTATAGGTGGATTGGATCCATGAAATGGATTTGATATTGCTGTAATTTTCCATTTTTTGGAAATTGAATAGGACTTCCTGATGTGGTTTCAAGACACTGATACACTTTTCCTTGATCTAATACTACATCACCACGTGAATATAGTTACCGTATCACCAAAAGTGTTTTTAGATTTATATTTTCCCTTGAACATCCACAAATATTTAGATTTGCGTCTTTACTCTAGAAAAATTATTTTCTTTTCAAAATGCATATGCAAATCAAATTTATCTGCCAACGCATCTGCTTTGTGGCTTATGATGTAAATAGAACATTTGCTTTTCATCTTATTTAACAACTTAAGGAAAGACTCTGTTCCAGTAGCATCCAAAGATGAGTCGAGAATTTCATCAAAAATAAGAAGATTGCAGTTCAAACTGTTCTTCATCTTTGCAATCTCTCTCCATGTCAACAGTATGGCCAAATCGATACGCTGCTTTTCTCCCTCAGAGAAGAGGAATATGAAAATTCATCTCGGTATCTTGACTTGATTGTTTCCTTGAAGTCCTCATCGATGTTGAAGTCAACATAGAGGTTAAGTTTGCCGAGGAACTTGTTGACGAGTCCATTGATGATGGGAACATAATGTTTGATGATTCGGCTCTTAAGCCCACCATCTTTGAGAATATCATATACAACGTCGTGGTGAATTTGCTCATTGATTAAGCCCTGAAGTTTGTTCGAAAGGTCTTCTTTCTCAGATTCAGATTCTTTTAATGTTTGTTCCAATGAAGTAATATTGCTTGCTTCTTGTTTTTCTTGCTTTTTCTTTTTTAAGCCGTTTTACGTTTTCTTCACCGTTTCCGATTCTGTAATCAATTCCCATTATGTCATCGCTAATGGTGTCCATGGTTACATTATACGCCTTGAAATCGTCCTGTGCATTGTATAGTTCTTGATTCTTTTCTTTTGCAATCTTCAATGCTTTTTGGCATTCTAAAAGTTTTGTTTCTTTTTCTTTTATGTGTTTCTCTTTTTGATTTTTTGGAAGATCCTGACCACAGCAACTGCAGACAGCAGAAGTTTTCAAAGACTCTATTTCTTCTTTCAGAGTTACTTCCATTGCTTCTGCTTTTGCCAACATCACTGGAACATTTTTAAAGGATCTATTATCTTTTTTGCTTCTTTGCTTCATCTAAATTTTTTTCAAGTTGCTTCACGTGCTCAACCCGTTCAGACTTGCTAAGTTTGATATTGTCTTCAAACGATTTAATTTTGTCTTCTATGGCACTTGAATATCATCAGCATTGTAATTTTTTACCTGTTCGATAAAACTTTTCTGTGCTTTGATCTTTTCATGAGCAATCTTTAAAAAAGATTCATTTTCGGCAATCGATACTTTGAGTGAACCTAATTGGCCTTTGACATACGTGTTCATAGTCAGCCAAAATATCCAAGTCCAAAAGCCCTTCAATAATCTTTCTGCGCTCCGCTGGTGTCAATTGCATGAAAGGAATGAAGTTTGACTTACCTAGAATAACTACTTGCTTGAACGCTGCATAATTAAATCCAAGTATGTTTTCTTCAAAATGTTCTTGGTAATCCTTGGATTTAGCATGCTGGTCTAGCAATTCACCATCTTTGTGAATTTCAAACATCTTTGGACTCAGACCACGACGAACCAGATATGTTGAGTTTGACCGTTTAAACTCAATCTCAACAACGCAATGCTTGCCATTAATGCTGTTTACAAGCTGAGGAATGTTTATGGGTCGGAATGGCTTTCCAAACAAACCGAAGCAAAGGGAGTCAAGCAGGGCGAAGGATTTGCCATTTCCATTCGTTCCCGTGACCAAGGTGGTCTTATTTGTATTCAGTTTTATTTCAGTAAAATTATTTCCAAACGAACCAAAGTTTTTAATTTTTACCGATACAAATTCAATCATTCTTCATCCTTTGACAGTGCACTATTATACGCCGTGTTTATGATTTCGGCAAGCGTATTCTTGTTTACGGACTTCTCGTTGATTGTGTCCAGTTCTTCATGCAGCAGTTGAAGAGTGTCTTTGTGAATGTCTACCGCCACCAATTCTGGATTTGAAGTTACTTCTTCTGCAACTGGAAGTTCAGCAACTCCAGCTTCATAAAATTTGTCGATATGCTTTTCAAATTGATTTTGCTTAGTTTTGTTTTTGATAAAAATTTTGACGTATTTGTCTTTGTATTGTTCATAGTTTATCTTTTCAGGTGAGTCTTCGTTATAATCAAGCGTATAGAAAAGCTTCTCTGGATTTGGTACAAATTCAAGAGTGCGGTTCTTGAAATCGAAGACATGAAAGCCTTTCTCTTCCCACACATCCGAATAAGCCATCTGATATTGTGTACCGAGATAATGAATGTTATCCCGGCTAGACTTAACATGATAATGCCCAGTAAGAACATACTCAAACTTGTCGAAGTGCTTATGATCATATCCCTGCTCCACAAATACTCCACGAATGGCTTTGGAACCCACATAGTTCAAGGTGGCCAAGTAAGAATTGAAGCATGTACTTGTCTTGTAAAAATTTTGCTGCTTCATCTTCGTTTTCTGGATTGATCCAAGGCAAGCAATGCAACACAACCATATTCAAGTTCAATTTCTGTTGGTTCGGAATAAACTGACCAATTAGAATAATGGCTGGCCAATTCATTCAATGAATTTACATTGTTTGTATTTCTATAAAATGTATCGTGATTTCCACAAATAACATGGCAGCGGATACCGATGGTCTTTTAAAGGTTCAAAAAATCTTTGACTGAACATTGTTTAAAGTTTTAAAATTAATATATTTTCTTCGATCAAACAAATCACCTAAGATGAAACATTGGTTCTAATTTTATTGTTAACTATGTAAGGAAAAAGTTGATTTTCAAAAAAAGAAAGAAAATAATCCAATACAATTGAAGAATCTGCTTTATACCCGAAATGGGTATCGTTGAAATATTATTGCTTTCATATGTCAAATAATTCTATTTTTGCTTTCTTTTTCTCTTATTTTTGCTTTTGTGATTCATCATTTCATCAAATCTTTCCATATCTGAATCAGTCAAGCCAAAGAAATCTCTTCTTCCTATATCTATTCCAGCATAAGTTTCATTAAACCAATTTTGAAAGTCTTTATTGTTTTGCTGTTCTGCAAATTTATACTGGGTATACTTTTCTTTCTTTTCTTTGTTTATAATACGAACAAAAGAAAACCAGCATATTTGGGTTAAGATAACCAAATGGGCTGGTTGATTTTTTGGATCAAAGTTGTCAATATAAGTTATGCAATTTAAAACAGCATCTGATACCATTTCTTCCCTGTAGGGGTAGTTTGCAAAATTTGGTCTATATGACAAACGGCTTGCAATTTTTAAAATACATTCACCGATATAATCTGGTAGTTTTGGTTTTTTTCTTCCAGAGTTTTCATTTTCTTTTACTTTTTTATTGTATTCAACTAAAGCATTATAGAGCTGATTATTGTCAACATAATCATCATCTGATGGTTTAGCTTTCTTTTTCTTTGGTTTTTTCACGTTAACATTATACTTTATAATCAATAAAAAGTCAAATTTAAGTTATTTAACTTTTATTGTATAGCCAACAAGAACCACTTTTTATATTTCCAGGTAAATTGTGAGCCACAGCTAAATCGATTGGCCCGTATCCGGCATCATGGCCGCACAACATACCACCTATTTTAATTTTAGGAAGCCATGCCTTTATATCAGCGTCAACACACTCGTAAGTATGACATGCGTCGATAAATACAAAATCTAAAGATTCATTTTCATATAATAACGAAGCCTTGGTCGAAGACATTTTTATGGGATTTATTATATGTAAAACTTTTTCATTATTTTTAAAAAAACATCATATAATGTATTGTTTAATATGGCTGGATCATTTTGATATTCTGGAACGGATGCTTTTTCATTCAAATCCTCTGTTCCAGTCCAAGTATCCACACAATCAAATTTAATTTTTTTACCAGAATTTATTATTTCTACAGCCATAAAAGCAGAACTTCTACCTTTCCACGATCCAACTTCTACAAAATGGCTACCGTCTATTGCTTTATTTACTTGTGATTTATATAATTCCGAATAATCAAACCAATTTTCTCCAAAAATATTTTCATTATAAAAGTGTTCCATACAATATTTATATTAAAAATTCAGCTAAGTTCATCCACCCATTGGTTCCGATATTTGTTTTTACAGCATATCCTTTGCTTTTTAAATAATCATTTACATCAGTTTTTAAATGAAGATTTTCAAAATATATTTTATTAATTTTGTATATATTAAAATCTATAGATCGTATAATTTCATCATCATATCCTTCTGCGTCTATAAACAAAATATCCAAATTAATTATTTTGTGTTTTTTAATAATTCATTAATATTAATACAAGGTACTGTAATTTTTATAATTCCACTTTCATTATAACCGTGTTTTAATATGTGATTTAAATCAATAGAAGATACTTCGTAACCGGGTCCATCATCAACATGATAATAAAAATCAATATTAACTGTATCATCCTTTACAATTGCTAGGTTTTCTATAATTTTGTTTTCAATCCAATTGTAACAAAAATTTATACATTCATTGTGAATGCTCATAGGTTCAACTATAACAAATTTATTTGGTTGTGTGTTATTAAGTAAATTTGTTAAATCATCATTTCCTCTGTTAGCTCCTATTTGAATTATTTTCATAAATTAGAAATCCATTCATATGTTTTTCTAAACCATATGTAACCGGTAAACTTGGAATCCATCCGAGTTTTTCTTTCATTAAAGTATTATCTGAATTCCTACCACGAACTCCTTGTGGACCTGAAATGTGTTTTATATTTAATTTTTTAGTAGCAATAATCATAACTTTTTCTGCAAGTTCATTAATGGTAACCATTTCTTCGGATCCTATATTCATAGGTCCACTAAAATCACTATCCATAAATCTACGAACACATTCAAGACATTCATCAACATATAAGAAAGATCTTGTTTGTTTTCCATCCCCCCAAATTTCTATCTCTCCATTTTTAGAAAATGCTACCTTACGACATAATGCGGCGGGTGCTTTTTTCCTTTCCATTATTCAAGATCCATATGGACCAAAGATATTGTGAAATCTGCCAATACGCACAGGTAACCCATAATTTCGATTGTAAGCCATATACAATCTTTCGCTAAATAATTTTTCCCAACCATACTCACTATCTGGTGCAGCAGGATATGCAGAATTTTCAGAGCATTTTGGGTTATCTGGATCTAATTGATTATATTCTGGATACATACATGCTGAAGATGAATAAAAAATCTTTGGCATTTTTTTGTATTTAATTGCTTGGTTTGCAACATTTAAATTTATAATAGCAGAATTATGCATAACATCTGCATCATGATCACCAGTGAAAATATACCCTGCCCCACCCATATCAGCTGCAAGTTGATATACTTCATCAAATGTTTCAGTGATGCTGTGTATGGTAAAGGATCTGGTAACATTATCTGCATTTCTAAGATCTAATACAAAAAATTCATCTGCATCGGTTTTTTTATATTCGTGTTCTTTTATATCAACTCCACGAACCCAATAACCTTCTTTTTTAAGTCTCGTTACGAGATGTCCACCAATAAATCCACCTGCGCCCAATACTAAAGCTTTTTTCATATTTACCTCTTTATATATTTTTCAAATTTTTTTAAATTGTTTTTTACGTATGTTGGAAGATATTCCAAATTTGTATTACAAATTAATTTACAATTTTTTCTACCTAAAGGATCTTGCATATTATGCAAACGATTTTTAATTGTTTCGGAATCAAAGTGAGAAAATTCAGTGTGTGCATAATTTTGAATTTTATTGTAAACTATGTTCTCATTTCCCAAAAATGAAAAATGCCAACCAGCATTTTCTACAATATCAAAACTGTGTTTTTTTCTGTCTCTAACAATTTCTGTATTTTTTTCAAAAAAGATTTTTTTAATAAAACACTACCTAAATTTTTTTCACTATTATTTACAAGTAATGGTGTATTCAAGTAATAATAGTGTAAAATATGCTCAAAAGATAAAGGTGTTTGATTAAAATTTATAGCTTGTTTTATAGATTCACTAGATGGTATTTCATCCAAATCAGATACTATTAAAAAATCATCATCATTAGTTTCTTTTAAACCTTCTAAAATACAATTTCTTTGTAATTTTTCATTATACCATGCATCATTATCTACAAAAAGTTCTTTTGGTACAATAATGTGAATTATTTTATGCAAAAATGGAGCAAATTTAATTTTATTATTTTCAAAATAAAGTTCTTTATCTTTATTTTGATGTGTCTTTTCAGCTTCCACCAATACAAATTTATCAACAACATCGTTTAATTCATTTAATCTGATTTCGAGAAGATCTAATTCATTATAAAAAGTAAAACAATCATATATTTTCATATTATTTCTCCCAAACAAACAATACATCATCCCATCGATTTTTTATTTTTTCTCAAATCGTAAACAATTGGATAATATTTTTCAAACTTTAGAAAATATCTAATTCTAAATTTTGAATATCTTCTATGACGTAGATGCCACCAGGATTCAAACGATCCTTTAAAAGTTCAAATGCAAAAAGTTGATCTTCAATTCTGTGACTCCCATCGTCTATTATAATATCAAATTTCATATCACCCAATTGTAGGTTAACATCGTTTGCATCATTGATATCAGAATAAATTAATTTTACTCCATCTTTTTTATATACGATGTGTGGTTGATATTCTATTCCGACTATATTGGTAGCATTTATAAAATAATTTTTCCACGTATATAAACTATAACCACGGTTTACTCCAATTTCTAAAAGATTAATTTGTTTATTTTTGTACTTTGAAAATAAATTTTCATAAACATCGATATAACTGTGGTGTGTTCCTTTGTCGGAACCGTGTTGTTCCATTCCCTCGGCTATTGCAAGTTCGCAACTATTTTTATAAATTTCACTTAATGTAGTCATATTATACCTTTATATTTAATATGGTTTTAAACTCTTCTTTTGCCTTTTTTAAATTTTTTACTTTTCTAAATTCAAATTGAATCAACGAATTGTCTGCATAATTACTGATTTCATATGCTTTGGATATGTTATAATCATCACTAAAAATAAAAAAATCAGGCATCATCGTCGAATCCAAGTTTGTATCTATTTTCTCTGCTTATGTATATCGGTATACCGCAGTCAAAGTGCTTTCATTACCGCGTTACAACATGAACCATATTCTTTATGATGTACTAGAAGCGCTTGTCTGTGATCACAAGTGTTCCAATCATCAACTATACCATCTGGTGCATCAGGGTGCCCTGCAATAATAACAGGATACGATTGCTTTAGATACATCATTTCATCAAAATATTTTTTGTTTTATAGGATTCCATTAATTGGGTTATATATTTTTTCTTTTAATTCACCCCTTGTGCGGAATAAAATACGTAAGTCTCGTCCCACCATATGATTTTACATAATCAACAAGAGCTTATTTTTATACTTTGTAAAATCATTTTTTGAAGAAGTAGTAGCACATTACAACTTGCGTTTTTAAAAATATTTTTGGTTGCATCGTATGGAAGATTTTTCAGCTATTGTGGGGATTACATACTGAAATATAGTAATCCTTACCCCATGTAGTGTTGCTATAAGTAAATTTTGTATTTGGAAAAAGAGTTTTTGGGGTCATACCAATTTTTTCCACATTGAAATTTAAAATCTTTTTTTGAAACTGAACAGTAATTAGCGCCCAAACTTAATGTCAGTTCCTCGGTGGCCACATCCGTTTCAATTTCCAAAGATTCAAAAAGAGTTTTTGTACCAAAATAATCAGGATGATGATTGTTTTCAATAAAAAACACTTTCATTATTTCAATTTCCAAAATCATTATATGCCCTTATCTAGCTCATACGAAGATAAAGTTTTCTAACTCTCTTGGCCTGAGACTTTGCCCACTCCATTTGGTCAATCCAGTTTTTAGGTCAGTGAGTTTTATATAAAATTTAACAAATTTTTAATTTTATCATGTGATACAGGCATCTTTGACTTCATGTCTTTGTTTCAGATAAATTTTTTTCCACCATCCATTACTTCGATTAATGTATCCGCACTCATTGTGTACAGTGGTCATCACCACCAATATTAAAAATTTGTTTGGATGCTTGTGGGTCCACTGCGCCTTTCCAAGCCCGGTACTGCGATCATCGACATAACTGAATGCACGGGTCTGCGTACCGTCTTCCATAAATTGAGAGAGGCATCCCAGTCATGTGCTGGTACATCCATATCTTAAAGCATTTCTATACTTGTCCTCCAAATGTTTTGTTTTACACCATAAACATTGTGGGGCCCTGAATATGCAGCACCACCGCGCCCATGTTCGTCCAGCAGCCGCTTCTAGAATCCATTTCAGCATGCATATTTTGCTATGCCATACGGATCAATTGGCGCCTGTTGAGTATGATTCGACAAATGGTGGTTTATTTATCCATAAACGGCCATGGTTGATGCTTAAATACTATCTCTTCATCGTACAGCAGTGATTGATTTGTCAACCTGGTTGTGGCAATTAAATTATTTTTCATAATTAAATTGTCTTATAAAAAGGAGCAGCAATCCCTCTGCACGGCGCTATGCTGCATAAGTGATAGACATACGTGGGTTTGCATCACTGTACTCCACCTAATATTATCTGAATTAGCTAAATTTAATTTAAAAAATTTAACTTTTAAATTTACGTTTTCAATATCTATACCACCATAAATCATCGATTCCACTATAACTCTGGCAATCTGTATTTTCCAACTTGATCCAGTCGGCTAATCGGGAGACCCAATAATCCAGCAATCGCCTGTTGGCCAATATATTCATTGTGATTATATGTGAGATTAAAAGAATGCCCCTGAAACGTGTTAGTAATTTTGTAGTCTGAATTAATATCTAACATAGCATTTTGTAAAATGTCATATGATGGGTAACCGTTACACCTAGTGCATCATTACAACTCATCGACCTCATTATTATATGATCATTTTTATTACTATTATTTTTTATTGCATTAAGTTCAATCCAACATTGGCGAATAATTAAAAGTATGGGCATCCAAAATAAATAAAGGTTTCATCAGAGTTTTAGAAATAAGTTCTTTTAAAAATTTAGGACTTTCACCAAAATAAAAATCAAGTATTATTATATTCTTTTTTAATATTTTTATATAATTCTAATAAATTTTTATTATTGTATGGGTTTTTTTTGTTCCGCACAGCTCTACGGTGCTTACATTAGAAAATAACTTGGAACATGCCACACATTGCGCTGTGAGAAACTATAGGGTTCCAGTCTCTAACACGCTAAATTAATATCTTAAATTTTTTAATTGCTCATAGTATGATAATGTGTAAATATTACAAAAAATGTTTGTATGTTCCAAATAAATTTTTTTATTTTCACCAAATTCTTTCCATAAAAAATGGCCATCAAAAGAAAAATTTGGTGACTTGCATTATAATTCCAATTCTACGTTATTTAGCCATGGAACTAAAAGTCATATGTGTACTCTTTACCTATGAAATCCAAAAAGTATTGTCAGGAGAATTAATCTCCATTTTCTACGTAAATGGATTCACATGAAAATGAGTTTTGCTACTATAGGGAGCAAATTTTAAATTTAGCACTTCTAACTTTTTTCTGAATCAAGCAATGTCAAAACATCTTCGGGATATCTTTGATGCTCTTTTCCATGAATGATTTTAGCAGCTTCTTCAAGCGTAACTTTTTTGCTTCTTGTGTAAACCCACCATGCACCTACCGCATTCATGTACTCATTTTACGCTTTGCAATTTAGCCAGAATTATAGGCCATCTTTTGGTATTAAAAAATAAATGCTGTTTTGGCCACGGTGCACCTATGTAATCATAGTTAAATAATCGTTATTCCATAGTTCTGGATTGTGTACAAATCCATCATCTTGAATTATAAGCACATAATTGGTGTAACATATTTTACCAGATCAATCAAACAAAATTTGTTATATTCATCGTATGAGAAATTTGGTATTTCTATAAATTTATAAAATTTTTCTTTAGACCAATTTTTTGGAGAAAAATAGTAAAACATCTCCAAAATTAATTTTTTT